GCAGATGATGTATGCGGCAAGCGCATCGCATCTTGCAAGCTACGGTTTGGAGAGAACGGTGAGCTGCCGTTCGGTTCATTCCCAGGCGCAGGATTGATTCTATGAAGCTGACTGAGTCGTTAAAGCAGCAAATTCTCGAACACGCGACTCATGACTCACCAATCGAATGCTGTGGCTTGATTGCTGTAGTCAAAGGCCGCAGGCGATACTTCTGGTGTCAAAACATTGCTGATACACCTGACGAGCATTTTGTCTTGGATGGTTGGGACGAGGTAGAGGACAAAGGCGAGATCGTTGCGATCGTGCATAGCCATCCAAAAACCAACCCAGCTCCATCTGTTGCTGATCGTGTGGCTTGTGAAAAGTCGGGACTGCCTTGGTTCATTGTCAATCCAAACACAAGGGAATGGGGCTACTGCGAGCCAGAGGGCTTTGAACTGCCTTATGTAGGACGTGAGTTTGTGCATGGGGTGGTTGATTGCTATGCACTGTGCCGTGATTGGTATCAAAGGGAGTGGGGCCTCGAACTGCAGGACTACCCACGCCGTGATAACTGGTGGCATCAGGGGCAAAACCTGTACCTAGAAAATTTCCAGAAAGAGGGGTTTCACAAGATCCCAATTGAGGAGCTGCAGCGTGGTGATGCCTTGTTAATGAATCTGCAGTCACCTGTGCCAAATCATGCGGCGATTTATCTGGGTGAGCAGCAGATCCTGCATCATGTACAAGGCAGGCTCAGTAGTCGTGATGTCTACTTCGCTGACGGCGGTTACTATGGCAAAAGTACAGCCTGCGCTTTGAGGCATGAAAGTCGTCAAAGTGTACGGGGAGCTGCGTAAACGAATCGGTCAATGCCGTTTCGAATTTGATGTCGCCACCCCTGCACAAGCAATCAAGGCTTTGTGCGTCAATTTCCCTGGCCTTGATAAGTGGCTCATTGATAGTGAGCAGGATGGTATCGCTTATCGGGTCAAGATCGGCAAAGAACAGGTTACAGAAGAATGCACTGACCTCTTTGCGATGCCATGGAGCGAACGTGAGGTATTCAGCATTACGCCGATAGTTGCTGGATCTGGTGGTGTTGGTCGAGCACTTTTTGGCGCTTTGTTAGTCACCACAGCCATTTTGGTGCCTGGCTTAGGCACCTCTATCGGGACTGCAACTATTTTTGGGACGACATTTGGTGCTGTTAGTGCAGGCATTGGAGCTATTGGTGCTGGCTTGGTGTTAGGTGGTGTGGCAGACATCATTTCACCAATGAATCCTCCTGGGCTTGAGGCCAGCAAAGAAGCCGCTAGGTTGCAAAACATGAGCTTCAGTGGCGTTGTAAATACAGCTCGCCAAGGACTTCCTGTCCCCATAGCCTATGGACGTGTTTTTGTCGGATCAGCAGTAATCAGTAGCGGCTTTGATGTTGATCACACGCCCAGTGTGCCACCAAGCTCTGGTCATCCGCTTCTAGATAAAATTGATGGGGCTGCTTCTTCTGCAGTGTTTAGTACCAAGTTGACATGAATAAGCACTTTCAAATTCAAGGCGCTGGCGGCGGTGGCGGCGGCAAGGGTGGCGGTCGTTCTTCTCGTACGCCCATTGAGGCTGATGACACTCTCCAGTCAGAACAGTTTGCTCATGTGTTAGATCTTTTATGTGAAGGCGAAATCGAGGGCCTTGATGATGGCACTAGAAGTATTTTCTTAGATGACACTCCTGTTTCAAATGCTGATGGCAGTTACAACTTTCAAAACTTTGTCATTGTTACAAGAAATGGCACGCAGGCTCAATCATATATTCCTGTTCCAGCAGGGGCTGGCAACATTGAGGTAGAGCAGAGTGTTGGGGTAAAGGTTGAAAACGGTACGCCAATTACGCGTCAAATTACCGACACTGATGTTGATCGTGCGAGGGTAACTATTAACGTCCCTGCGCTTCAAAAAATTACAGATGATGGAGACATTCTCGGGCACTCTGTATCTTTGCGTATTGATATTCAGTACAACGGTGGTGGATTTAACACTTATCTTTCTGACACTATCAGCGGCAAAAGCAGCAGTTTGTATCAGAGAGATTATCTGATTGAAATCGATGGTTCTTTCCCTGTAGACATTCGTGTAATCAGAACAACTGCTAATGAAAGCAGCAGTAAAAGATCAAACGATATTTTCTGGAGTGCTTATACAGAAATTCAAGACAATAAGTTGCGCTACCCAAACAGTGCATTGATGGGACTGCGCTTCAGCGCAAAGCAGTTCAGCAGTGTGCCTACCCGTAAGTATTTGATTCGCGGGATGAAGGTAAAGATCCCAAGCAATGCGACTGTAGACACAACAACACATCTCGGAAGGATTACTTATTCGGGAACTTGGGATGGCACCTTTCAAGCTGCTACTTGGACTAATGATCCTGCATGGTGCTTGTACGATTTGCTGATTGATCAGCGTCGTTATGGGGTTGGAGTAGATGAAAGCACGCTCGACAAGTTTGACTTTTTCTCTGTTTCTCAATACTGCAACGCTCTAGTTGATGACGGCAAAGGCGGGCAAGAGCCGCGCTTCAGCCTCAACATCCTAATTAACAGCAGAGATGAGGTCTATAACGTCATTCAACAGCTAACAAGCGTCTTCCGTGGGATTGCATACTACGGAGCAGGATCGCTTGTACTAAGGCAAGACAAGCCTACTGATGCGCAGTATTTGCTTGGTCCTGCAAACGTAATTGATGGTGTGTTCGCCTACTCAGGTACAGCAGAGAAAACAAGGCATACCTGCGCAACTGTTGGCTGGCAAAGTTATGAGAACCTTGGTGAGGTTGAATACGAATACGTTGAAGACGCTGAGGCAGTAGCCAAGTACGGGATTATTAACAAAGACATTCGTGCTCTCGGTTGTTATTCACAAGGTCAAGCGCACAGGCTTGGTAAGTGGACGCTTCTTAGTGAGAGAAATATTACTGAGAGCTGCACTTTCTCAGTTGGAATTGACAGCGGCATTGTTCTTACGCCAGGCATGGTGGTGGACATCGCCAGGCCGCGCGGCGAGCTGGCCGAGGTCCTGGACGGTGGCCATCGACAGGAGACCTTTTCCTCCAGTCGACAGTGACACCAACCTGTCAGTCAATCTTGCGGCAAGCCCAACTATTTCGGTGATGATGCCGACTGGCTTGGTTGAGACTAAGACGATCAGCAGCATTTCAGGCACTGCAATCACTGTCTCGGAAGCTTTTAGTGAGGCACCTAATGCTGCTGCTGTTTGGTTGATTCAGACAAGTGATATTCAATCTCAACAGTTCCGTGTTGTTTCTGTCGCTGACAACAATGACGGCACCGTCGGTGTTACTGCACTTGCTTACAACGAGTCGATCTACAACGCGGTTGAGCAAGATGTCACACTCACTGCACGAGATATTACAAATCTCACAGGCATTCCTGCAGCTCCAGAGGGCTTAAGCGGCACTGAGTTTCTTTATCAAGAAGGTCAAACGGTTCATACAGGCTTTGACTTGAGCTGGAGTCACAGTCGGCTCAACGTCAATGAGTTTGAGGTCAAGTACAGGCTTGATGATGACAACTTCGAACAAGTAACGACTGCTGCGCCGTCTATCACCTTGCGTGCTCTGCGTGCAGGCACATTGACGGTGCAAATCATCGCCAAAAACTACCTGCAGAACTTGTCGATTGAACCGATCAGCGCCAACAGTGCTCGCCTGCGTTGGGATCAGACTGTTGACCTTGATGTGAAGGTGAATGGCCTTGTTCACGTTAAGCACAGCAACCTGACTGATGGCTCTGCAACGTGGCCTAACTCTGTTGATCTGATCCCTGCTGTTGCGGGCAACTCGACTGAAGCCATCGTGCCGCTGGTTGAAGGCGAGATTCTGGTCAAGTTTGAGGACGAGCTGGGGAACAAGAGCACGAACGCCACCAGCGTGCTGATGGACTTCCCTGATGCTGTTGGCAGGATTACTGTTCAGACCCGCAGGGAAGATCAGGACACCCCGCCATATCAAGGCACCAAGACTGACTGCTTCTATAGCGACGACCTTGATGCGCTGGTGATTGATGGCAACGGCCAGCTTGACTCGGAAACAGATTTCGACGCGATTACATCACTTGATTTCTTGGGAGACATCGTTAGCTCTGCCGAGTATCAGTTCGCCAACACCTTGGACCTTGGCACACGTTTTTCACTCGACATCACAAGACGGTTCGTCACAAGGGCTTTCTTCCCCAATGACACGATTGATGCCCGCACTGCGTTGATCGACACTTGGAACGACTTTGACGGCACAGAGGCTGATGCTGTTAACGCCAAGCTCTACATGCGAAGGACAGACGATGATCCTTCAGGATCTCCGACTTATACGGCTTGGCAGGAGTTTGTAGCTGGCACGTTCAAGGGCCGTGCATTCCAGTTCAAGGCAGAGCTGACCAGTGCTGACATTGCGCAGAACATCTTGATTGACCAGCTGGGGTATGAAACTAGCTTCCAGCGGAGGGAAGAGATCAGTCAACTCACGGCATCAGGAACTAGCACTAAGTCAATCACCTTTGACAACGCCTTCTTTGTTGGCACCTCGGCGCTGGGCAACCTGAACAACTTCCTGCCCAGCATTGGCATCACGGTGCAGAACCTTGGTAATGGTGAACGGGTCAACGTCAGCAACGTAACGGGCACTGGTTTTGATCTTGATGTGCTGGATTCAGGCGGCAGCAACGTCAATCGCAACTTCACTTATACGGCGGTGGGATTTGGCAGAGGCGTTTAATATGCAAGCAATGTTGTCTGATGCGGGCTAAGGCATGGCTACCCACGATTATGTGATTGCCAATGGAACGGGTGCTGCAGTCCGTTCTGATTTGAATGATGCCCTGGCGGCGATTGTCAGCAATAACAGCAGCAGCTCTGAGCCAGCAACGACTTATGCGTATCAGTGGTGGGCAGATACAACAAACAACCTGCTGAAGCTGCGTAACTCAGCCAACAACGCATGGATCACGCTGCGTGAGCTTGACGGCACGCTGCTAATGGAGGATGGCAGCGCCTCTGCGCCTGGCCTCAGCTTTGCATCAGACACCAACACTGGCTTTTTCAGCGGCGGTGCTGACAAGATTGGTTTTGCTACTGGCGGTGTAGAGCGCCTTGAGATTGGTAGTTCTGAGGTTGTATTTAACGACCCCAGCAACGATGTTGACTTCCGCGTGGAGTCAAACGGCAACACTCACATGCTGTTTGTCGATGCAGGCAATGATCGCATCGGTATTGGAACATCGGCGCCTGCAACAGAGGTTGCGATTATTGGCACAGACGGCTCAATAACATTTGGAAACTCGCACTCTGATGAGCACAAATTGAGTTGGAACGAAGGGAGCATCATTTTAGAGGCTGACCCTGCGAATTTAAATGGTTCTAGCAGTATTCAATTTAAGGTTGACGCAACAGAACGAGCACGAATCGATTCAAGTGGTCGGGTGCTGATAGGTGCCTCGTCGAGTGCAAATGTTGGGTTTGCTCACGGACTTCAAGTTGAAAGTCTTTCCTCAAATAGAGGAATTAGTATTATACAAAACTCAAATGATCAATTTGCTTCTCACATTGATTTTGCAAAAACAAGAGGAACTTCAACTGGATCAAACACTGCTGTTCAAAGTGGTGATAACTTAGGTTCTATTATATTCAGAGGTGCTGATGGTACTGACAAAGCTACAAGTGCGGCATATATTAATTGTGAAGTAGATGGAACTCCTGGCAGCAATGACATGCCGGGAAGGATTGTATTTAGCACCACAACGGACGGCTCAAGCGCCCCGAGCGCGCATATGATTATAAATCGCAATGGTGAGTGCCGAATTGGGCATGGTGATTCAGACCCTGTAAGCACTGATATGGTGCATAGCATCCAGGACCCCAACCTAGGTGCTGTTACAAGCAATTTAGCTCGTCTTGTAATTCAAGAAAAGTCCGGTAAC